AGCGGCGCGTCCGCTACCAAGACGCTGACTCACGCTCAGCTCGGCACCATCATTGAGGATGCCAAGAACAAGTACAACGGCTCGCTCAAGGAGTCCACGCTGGCTCACGCGGCCGAGTACGGCTTCGAGAACATCGACTTCCTGTTCCCGGATGCCAAGAACCCCGACGGTACCCCGCAGACGTTCAAGCGTCGTACGGAGTGGGTCAACGATGTCCTGACCTCGGTTCGCACCGTTCCGATGTCGCGCATCAAGACCGTGGTCGCCGACCTGACGTACGACGAAGCTCGTGCGAAGGGTTATGTGAAGGGTAACCTCAAGAAGGATGAGGTCATCAAGCTTCTGAAGCGTACGACCACGCCCACGACCATCTACAAGAAGCAGAAGCTCGACCGTGACGACACGCTCGACATCACCGACTTCAATGTCATCGCCTGGCTCAAGGCGGAGATGCGCCTCATGCTTGACGAGGAAATCGCGCGTGCGATCCTCGTCGGTGACGGCCGTGAGGTCGATGACGACGACAAGGTGGACGAGGACCACATCCGCCCGATCGCTCACGACGACGCATTCTATGCACACGTCGTGGAGCTCGACCCGAACACGGAGGCCAACGACATCGTCGAGGCTGTTCTGTACTCGCGTCGTCACTACCGCGGTACGGGAAACCCGACGCTCTACACCACGGATGCGATTCTCACCGACCTGATCCTCCAGAAGGACAAGGTCGGCCGTCGTCTCTTCGAGACCGAGCAGGCTCTGGCCGCGGCGCTTCGCGTTCGCAACATTATCACGGTCGACGTGATGGATGGCGACTCGGATGTCGTGGCGATTCTCGTGAATCTCGCCGACTACACGGTCGGTGCGGACGCGGGTGCTCGCATCGGCATGTACGATGACTTCGACATCGACTACAACCAGTACAAGTACCTCATCGAGACTCGCATCTCGGGTGCTCTGACGGTTCCGAAGTCGGCTATCGTCATCAAGAAGGACCCGGGTATCGTTGTCACGCCGCAGCAGCCTGCGTACAACCCGACCACGAAGGTCATCACCATCCCGAACCAGACCGGTGTGAAGTACTACATCGACAACGTCGAGCAGTCGGCTGGCGCTCTCGATGCGATCACCGAGTCCACCGAGGTCGAGGCCCGTCCGACGACTGGCTACTCGTTCCCGCACGGCACGGACGCTGACTGGTACTTCCAGTTCTGAGTTCAGGAGTAATCCTTCAAAATGGCACGATTCTATGGTAGGGTCGGCTTCGGCCACACTGTAGAAGTTCGTCCAGGTGTCATGGAGGACGTCATCACAGAGCGAAAGCTTTATGGTGACGTCCTCCGTCCTGGCCGCTCCTTTGAGGATGACGGTAAGGTTCACCGCGACACGCAGATGACGAACCGTATCAGTGTGCTGGCCGACGACTATGCAACTGAGAACGTCTATGCCATTAGATTCGTCGAATGGAAGGGCGTTCTCTGGTACGTCACTAAAGTAGACGAAGAGCGGCCTCGGCTGATCTTCAGTCTAGGGGAGGTCTATAATGGCCCCATTGCCACCTCCTAGTCCGATAACGACTAAGCGAGAAGAACTCAACGAAATTTTCGTCGATTTTCTGGGTACTCGTAATGTTTACTTCCAGCCAGATGATAAGATCAACATCTCATATCCTGCGATTGTCTACGAGATGGACAATCAGGATGTCATCTATGCAGACAATCGTCCCCATCGTCGAATTGATCGGTATCAGGTGACGATCATTGACAGAAACCCGGATGTTCCGGTTTCTCGATTGATCGAGAACCTTCCTATGTGCACATTCAGCCGTGCATTCCCATCGGAAGGTCTGAACCACCGAATCTACTCCCTCTACTTCTAGAAAGGAAGTAATCATGGCTGTACTTACCTGGGACGGGACCGGTGAGCGTCTCTACGAGACCGGTGTCGACCGAGGCGTGCTGTACATTCCCACAAATGGTATCTACGATACCGGCTACGCGTGGAATGGTCTGACGGCCGTGACCGAATCGCCTTCGGGTGCTGAGGCCACGCCGCTGTACGCCGACAACATCAAGTACCTCAACCTGGTTTCCGCTGAGCAGTTCGGCGCAACCATTGAGGCATACACGTATCCCGACGCCTTCGCTCTTGTCGACGGCACGGCTCGCCCCTCCGCGGGTGTGTCGGTGGGGCAGCAGACACGGAAGACCTTCGGGTTCTCCTTCCGCACTCGTCTCGGAAACGATGTTTCCGGTACGGACTTCGGTTACAAGCTGCATCTCGTGTATGGCGCCCTCGCCGCTCCGGCGGAGAAGGCGTTCGCATCCATCAACGAATCGCCCGAGGCCATCACGTTCTCGTGGGAGGTTACGACCACTCCCGTGCCCGTCACCGGTCTCAAGCCCACCGCGATCATCACGATTGATTCGACCAAGGTGTCGGCGGCGAATCTCCAGGCGCTCGAGGATGCGCTCTACGGTACCGCTGGTACCAACGCGCGCCTCCCTCTACCCGACGAGGTTCTCGCGATCTTCGCTGGTGGTCAGACAGAGGTGACTCCGACGGAACCGACCTTCGTGCCCGCCACTGGTGTCATCACGATTCCGACCGTCACGGGGGTCACCTACCGTCGTGCCGACACGAACGCTGTCGTATTCGGCACCGTCACCATCCCCGTTGCGGGTCAGAGCCTCGTCATCCGTGCTACACCAGCATCGGGTGCATACAAGTTCGCGCCCAACGTGGACGACGACTGGTCGTTCACTCGTTCCTGATCAAGGGGTGATCCACATCTGAGAGAGGAGGCCAGGGAATGCCTATTCGTATTACAGTGCCAGGCGTCGAGTCCTTCGACGATGAGAAGCAACAGTTTGTCACCACAGAAGAGACTGTTCTGGTGCTCGAGCATTCCCTGGTCTCCCTTTCAAAATGGGAGTCCATCTTTCATAAGCCCTTTCTTGGGAAGGATGAAAAGACTTCGGAAGAGACGGTTGCGTACATCCACTGCATGTGTTTGGACGAAACCATCCCTGGCGAAGTCATGCTCAGGCTTACCAAGGAGAACGTCGCCGAGATTAATGCGTACATCGAAGACCAGATGACCGCCACCACATTCAGAGAAATGCCCGGTGCCACTTCTCGAGAGATCATCACGAATGAGCTCATCCGATACTGGATGATTTCGTTCCAGATCCCTCTCGAGTACGAGAATCGTCATCTTAATCAACTTTTTACGCTCATCAAGGTGATGAATCTCAAGAACCAAGATCCTAAAAAGGCGCAAAAGATGACTGCCGCCCAGCGTCATGCACTCAACAAGCAGCGACAGAAGCAACATGGAACCACAGGCTGACCCAAGGAAGGAGTGACCCATGGCAGAACTTGTTTGGGGCGATATCGGACAGCGCTACTTCGAATCCGGTATCGACCGAGGGGTTCTCTATCCTCGGGTCGGCCCTGGCGTTGCGTGGCATGGTCTCACGGCTATCAACGAGAAGGCTGACGGAGGAACGCCTCGAGCCTTCTACGCTGACGGCTACAAATACCTCAATCTGGCATCTGCTGAGGAATACTCAGCGAGTCTGAGCGCCTTTGCGGCACCACCGGAATTCGCGGTATGCGACGGCAGTAAGAGCGTTCTGAATGGGCTCTTCATTACTCAGCAGCGTCGTGAGCAGTTCGGTCTTTCCTATCGTACCCGAATTGGTAACGACCAGGATGGATCCGAGCACGGATACAAGATTCATCTTATCTATAACGCTCTCGCTTCCGCAACATCTCGTAACTACCAGACCATCGGTAACTCATCTTCTCCGTTGGGTCTTACCTGGGACATTACGACTACTCCCCCGGAGATCACTGGGTACCGTCCCAGCGCACACTTCATCATCGACTCTCGGTACACTCCGAAGGTTCTTTTGGCTCAGTTCGAAGGTATATTGTATGGTACCGCCGCGACAGATCCGTATCTTCCTTCCGTTTCCGAGGTGATGGAACAGTTTAACTCTTTGGTTAACGTTCAGCTCTACCGCGAACAGCTCGGTGGAACTTTTGCCTTTGAGAATGTTCCTGCGATCCGTCATTCGATCGCGCCCACCCCAGCCCCAGGACAGACCGTCCTTTGGCTTGATACCTCGGCTGGCGATTACGCCAAGCTGACCCTAGTTACAGGAGAATAGGAATGGCTGATACAGATCTTATTCTGGCAGCAAAGACCACTGCTGAAGATCCTGTTCGGGTTGACGGCGAGGTCGGACCTCTCACCACCAACCTGGACGGTCGACTTCGAGTCGTTACTAAGCCCGGTTATTTTCCACCGGTTTCCGGATCACTCATCGCCTCGGGAAACACGCTTGCGGTGGATGTCGCCGATGTATCGAACGTGATGTTGCATATTCGAAACGATGGTTCAGCTGCAATGGCTGCAGGTGCTTTTGTCTTTGAGGGGTCCCTGGATTCCACAGACGGATCCGACGGTGCGTGGTTTGCTCTCAAGGCAATCCGAAGTGATAGCGATACTGTGGAAACGGGTCGTGGCACCTCTTCGCTGGCAGCAGGAGCTGGTCAGGCGTACGCCTGGGCGCTTTCCGTCAACGCGGTCCAATGGTTCCGCATTCGATGCAGCACCACACTCACAACCAATGCCATCGCGAAATGGACAATTACTCGTGGGGCGTAAGTAAGCGTTTCATCCTCGGTATCCAGATCAGCGGAACCTACGCGTAACATATTCCGTCCGGAAGGAGCCTCCTGCATGTCTAGACTTGTATGGGGAGACCCCGTCAAGAGCATCTACGAGACCGGTATTGACCGGGGCGTCTTCTACCCTCAGGGTGGGACAGGAGTTCCGTGGAATGGCCTCATCGCAGTTTCCGAGGCTCCTTCTGGATCGGATTTATCAGAGGGGCACTACGACGGCGAGAAATTTCGTCAGCAAAGACGATCCGGTAGCTTTTCAGCTAAAATTACGGCGTTTACCTACCCTAAAGAGTTCACCGAGTATGACGGATTCAGCGATATCGGTCTGGCTCAACAAGGTCGTAAGATGTTCAATCTTACTTATCGAACTCGATTGGGTTCGGACTCCAACCCCGATGACTCATATTTGATCCATCTGGTTTACAATGCGGTGGTTTCGCCGGCTTCGCCAACTTATACTACCGCGGGATCATCGGTTCAGCCCGCCAACTTTGAGTGGAACCTTGAGACCATTCCGGAGTTTCTTCCTTCTGGGGAAATGACCGCCCACTTGGTTGTAAACACTCAAATGGCTTATTCCTGGGCTGTCGAACAGCTAGAGGAAATTCTTTACGGAACCGGTTGGTCCGACCCTAGATTCCCGACCATCTCAGAGGTCCTAGAGATCTTTGAGAATGGATCGATTCTTAAGATAACCGATCATGGTGATGGAACCTGGACGGCGGATGGACCCGACGAGGCTATCCAAATGCTTTCCGACACTGAGTTTGAGATCACATGGCCATCTGCGGTCTGGATCGACACGGATACATATTCTATCAGCTCTCTATAAAAGAAGGAGGCCAAGATGGCTACGGTTTCAGGCTTTTCAGCTGCTCGCATGCTGAGAATCGAAAACTCGACGGTAGTCAATGGTCACATTGACGAGAACGGTCGACTTATTCTTATGACCCGTGAGGGTGTTGAGATCGAGGCCGGTTTCGTTCAGGGCGCTGATGGTGTCGGTATTTCTAACACAGTGGTCACTTACCAGGCTAGCACTAGCGGGGAAACCGCCCCTACCGGTGCCTGGCTTGGTTTTCCTCCGGTTATTTCTTCGGGGCAGTTTCTTTGGACTCGCACCGTTACTTACTACAC